CTGCTCGGCCGCCAGCCGTTGTAACTCCTGATCGCGCTGCTTGTCGGTCAGGCTGCTGTCGCCATTGACCGAGGCAACCTGCCCGGCAATATTGTCCGAACCCACCTGATACTGACGCCGATGCAGACTTGCCATCTCCCGCGCATTGTTGCCCGCGCTTGCGCCATAGTTCGCCGTCTGCCATTCCATGATCTTGAGCTGCGCCTCCGACTGCGCCATCTCGACGTTCTTCATGGCGTCCGCATACCGCCGTGCAGCTTCGGCTGCATCCGCGTCCACCTTGGCAACTTTTGCCCTTCCGTCAGCCGCAATATTCGCCGACTCCTCATCCTGCTTGTTCAGCTCATTCCAGGTCTGAGTTAGCGATTCGTGAATCTGCTGATTCTCCCGATCCGACGCCTCGTAGTCGAACAGCGGCTTCTCCTTCGGCTCTTTACTTGAAACTCCCGTTGGATCAATGCCGCCAAACCCTTCACCAGAACGCGCAGGCTTGCCCGTACCGGTTCCCACCACCTCGCCATTCATGCCGACCAGCCCGGTCTTGCCGAGATTTCCGGTAAACCGAGTGGATTGATCCGGAGCATCCGGCCCGAACGCAATATCGTGCATCTGTTGCGCTTTGTCCTTCAGCGCGCTGGCTGCGGCCGTGTCGCGCCGTCCCGCCGCCGTCATCCCCCCGAGTTCACTGGCCGCGAAGAGAACCTCCGCGGCGGAAGCTGCGCTGTAGATCACCTCCGCGACAAAGGCAAACGTCTTACCCAGATTCCTGCCCAGGGTATTCATCGAGTCGAGTGAGCCTTTGCCGCCCTCGATCACGTCGATCATCTTGCCCAGCGCGGGCGTGAAACCTTCCGCCAGCGAAACCTTCGCGCCGTCGATATGCTCCTGCATCGCCTTTAGCTTCTGATTCACCTGCTCAAGCTTCTCGGCGCTCAACTCGTCCATGTAACGCCCGGCATCCTTCGTCTTCTGGGTCAACTCATCCCAGTGCGTTCCAAGCTGGATCAGCGTCGGAATCTGCTCCGCTCCTGCCTTACCCAGCAGCGAGGTAGCCAACTCTACACGCCGGATCGGATTCTCCGTCGCCGCGAGTGTGGTGGCGAATTTCTTGAACGCAACCTCCGCCCCATCCGAACGCCCCGCCAGATCCACGGCATCCAGGCCAAGCGCATGCATAAAGGCTTGTGCTTTTTTATTGCCCTCAGTCGCCGCGCCGATGGTCTTATCCATCTTTGCTACGGCGCTGCTCATGGAGTCGAAGTCGCCTCCCGTGGTCGCGGCGGCATAGTGCAACACAGAGAGCGTGCCAACGGCCAAGCCAGTCTTCTCACTGGCGCGTTTCATCGCTTCGCCGAATTCCAACGTCTCCGTGACTGCACTCTTGAGCTCGCCCAGCGCACCGGCTGCCGTGGCAAACGCGGCCAGCCCAGGGATACTGCTGGCAAGTGCGCCGGTAGCACTAATCCCTCCGCCCAGCGATTCACGAATCCGCGCAAAGCCACGCGCCTCGCCGCCCATCGCCGCGAGGTGCGCCGCGCTCGCCCGGGTCGCCGCCAGCGTAGCTGCCGTCGACCGCTGCAGCGCCGCGGCTGCAAGCGTCTCGCCGGTTGCGACATCTATGCTGCCCTTGCGGACCAGCGCCATAACCTTCGCGTACTCCGCCGACGCGGTGCGCTTCTGCTGAATGGCGCGGACAGACTTTACGCTCTCCGCCGAAATCGTATCGCCCTCATACTTCGAAGCAAGCGCGCTGGCCTTCGCGGCGTCGGCGTTCGCCTTGCCCGTCGCGGTCGCCGTCGCTCCAACATCCTTCAGCGCCTTGATCGCCCGCGTGCCATCCGCGTTGATGATGATTTCTACTTTGTTCGACATTAGCTCAACCCCTCAAACGGTTTATCGAAATCTGCAACCATCGCCGCTTCCGCTTCGCCCTGAGCGGATTCAAACGCCGGACGAATGAACGGCTGAGCTTGGACGTCTTTCTCTCCAGCCTTGCCCGGGCCACGTGCCAGTCCGCCCGGAAGCACCTGCGAATAACCGCCGGAGACCATGCGATGCCCATACTCCACGAAATTTGCGACATACGCCGTCTTCTTATTCGGCCCAATGACGGCCGTCGGCTGCGTTTCTTCCGTTAGCGTGGCGATCCGGATGCCAGCTTTCAGGGCACCAGGATCCAGCGAGTTACTCCCGGCAGTCTTCTTATCCAGCACTGGCGCACGCGCTACCACTTCGCGCTTGAACACCCGCGCACCCGCCAGCACCATGCGCCGCGCCCGTGGCTCGATCAGCGCCGCGCCCGACTCGAACCTCTTCGCCAGTTCATCGAACCCGCGAATCTCGTAGTCGTAAGCCATTCGCGCTCCCGGGACAATAGAAAAGCCGCCCGAGGGCGGCTCGTGATTCGAAGTGTGCAGAAGTTTATCTACTCTGCAATGCGGCGGCCGCTGGAGAATCCACCGGGATCGGATTGCGCGCTACGCAAGCCGGGCAAACCTTATAGCTTGCCGAGTGACGCCAGAGGCTATAGATCACACCCGGAACGATTCCGCACAGAAACAGGATGAAGGTGATAGCAGCGCTGCCCGGGGCGCGATTAAGCGGCACGGCAACCGTTCGGCAGCTGGTGCAGATATGCGTCTTCTTTGCTGACTCCGCGCCCCAACCAAAATAGGCGACGGCACAGATCACCGCGACCCAGAATGCCAAAACGCCAAACCCTGTCAGCATAGAAACTCCTCCATCTATCGTGAGGAAGCATACCACGCGCCTTCCACATTGAGCGCTACAACTATTGCGTCAGTCTCCGCGTTTCCACGTTGGCGGTCACGGTGCGCCACTCGTCGGCGATGGTCTGACGGCTACGGGTGCGCTGTTTCTTTGCGGGCTTGCCCTTCTGTTTGTGCCATTGCGTGGGCATGAAGTCTTTGGCATCGCGATCTTCCTTCCACTGCAGCATGCCGCAGCGGCGGACCATAGCGACGATCTGCGCGCCCATCACCTCCGTCATCTCCTGGTCTCGGACACGCTTTTCGCGGTCGCGCTTCTGCAGTGCGTGAAAGTAGCGCGGCGTGATGTCGAGAAAGGCTTCGAGGTCCATGCCGAAATCGATCCGCGCCGACGACACCAGCCACTCCCAATACTCCGCCGTCCCTAACTCAGGACGGCCTTCGGAGGGTTTTGCTTGTCATCCTTCTCGTCGCGCTTGGGATAGGCGGCGGACCAGGCCTCGATGATCTTATCGCGCACGTCGAAGATAGTGTCCCAGTCGAGCAGGGCGACGATCTCGTCGAACGTCATCTCCGGATGGAAGGTACCCAGCGCCGCCGCCAGCACCACGGGAATATCCTCCATGGTCAGCGAAGGCAATGCCCACAACAGATTGACCACCACACCCTGCTTACGCAACCGCTCGTTCGCCTTGGCGATGGCGCGGAAGGTGAAGCACATTTTGTAGGTGGTGCCGAGGATATCGATCTCGGTGAAGGGAAGCGTGGGATCGATCTTCTGTTCGCGAGCTGCGACGGCGGACTTAGCGGCGGATTTTTTCACGGCGGGAATCTCGTTTCAGGGTTAGAGAGGGAAGGAGAGGACAGCGCGGATGCCTTCGCGCCGTCCATGGCTCTGGGGAGGGAAGTGCTTAACTGCCGACGACCAACGTGCGAGGTCCGGTGATCTGCAGGCCGACATCGAGCGGGATTGACTTGTTGGTTTCCACGGGACCGTAGCTGCATTCCAGCACCAGCGCATCCCAGGTCTCGGTATCGCCCACAGTGGTCTGCCCGATCCTTTTGTTGATGGGCAACTGCACCTGGAACATGTAGGCGTTGTCCGGATCGTTGAAGGCGGCGACCAGAGCGAGCTGCCCAGCGTCATTGCCTACGCGGTTGCCGGTGAGCTTGGGTGCTCCGCCGTCGCGCATCAGCTTCAGGTACTCCTTGTCGACGTTGGAATTGAAGTTGCTAACCTCTTCCTTGTCGAAGGTGGCCTTGCCCGGGTCGGTGCTCTTGAGCTCGAACACGGGGAGGTAGGCGACGGCGAAGGTGAGCGCTTCCGCAGCGCCCGCAGCGGTTGCCGGTGCCGAGATAGTGATGCTGGTCGCGGGCACAATGGCGGTGACAGTGGCGCCGACCGGGATACCGGTGCCGGCGACGGTCATGCCGACCACGACGCCGGTGGTGTCGGCCATATCGACGGTGGCGCTGGCCACGGTGGTGGTGCCGGTGAGTCCAGCGGGTGCGACGCTGCCGGAAATCGGCCCGATCGAGAAGATCGTTCCCCGTCCTGCCTGTGCTTTACTGCGAGTGTATGCCATGTTTTCGACTCTCCTTTGAACTTGTTATGCCATTACGGCGTGAAGGTATACAGCAGACGGAACTCGATCTCGGCGACATATTGCCGGGCATCGTTCATGTAGGCGTCGCGGGCCTCGATCAGGTCAGCGTTGTCCAGGAAACTTCCATCGGGCAGGGTGTCGTTATACCCGTTCAGCAACTCGCGCAGAGCCTCGCGGACATCGTTGGCGGCTTTGTAGCCGGAGGCCGTCGCCGTGCCCACCGCGTAGCAGTCGAACTGCACCCGCTGTTTCTGCATCCCGTCGCTGTCCAGCGTCGCTTCGCTGGACCCGCCGATAACCTTGAACACGATGGCCGGCCCGCCAGTAGCGAGCGCCGCGCCGATATTCTCCGGCAGCGTGCCGGGATAGATGCGGTTGGCCGTAATCGCCGCCAGCCCCGATCCCGCCTGCACAATCAGCGCCACAATGCCTTCAAGAATCATCTACTGGCCCCCGGCAATTTCAAGGCATTGCAGCTTGAGCAGCACGCCCTGCAGCTGCACGTCGTCGAACGGCTGAATGAGATAGACATGCGAGCCGAACAGCACCCGCATCCCCGGCGTGATAGCTGGCGCAGGCAGGCCGCGCACGGTGATGATATGTGTCACCTGAGCGCTGAAGCCTTCCTGATAGTTCTCCTTGCTGCCGTTGGCCATGTAGACAATGCTGGCCCAGGTGGTGCGGACGGTGTTCCAGGACTCGGTCTGCCCACCCATTGCATCCTGCGCGGTGACCTGCTGCTGAATCTGCACCTGGTGACGCAGCGTGCCGGGGTTGACGACGAGAGGATCGAAGTAGCGCGGGGCCATCTAGCGCTCCCTTTCCAGGGCTCCGTAGTTGAGGCAGGAGGTGACGGCGAAGGGCAGCTCGGCATCGCCGCGCGCCGCCGGCGTGAAGGGCAGACGATTCTCGTACCACGAACTGATCAGCATCAGCATGCCAAGCTTGACGCGGGCTCCGCTGCCCTGCCAGAACGGGTCCGAGATTTGATAGCCGGAGGTGAAGCGGCAGAGAATCGCCGACGAGGGCAGCGGCGTGAAGGCAGGCCAGGAACGGTTCCATGGCGGCGTGACCGCGCCGGGCTCCTTGGCCAGGTCCACCATATAGTCGCGGGTAACCTCCATGGTGGTGACCATGCCGGTGAGGTCGGTGGTTTGGAGAAGATCGACGGAGACACAGGGTGCGCGCAGCCGCAAGCGATACGCAGGCCAATAGTCGTAGTAGAGATCCCACTGCTTGCGGACCAGATCCCGGTTCTGCAGGATCTCCGCCTGTTCGCGGGCGGCAGAG